TTTCGCTTTTGGGTATCTATCAGCTAATGCTTTTATATTTCTTAAACCAGATTCTTTAATTATTGTTTTCATTAATCTAAACCTAAAAAGTGTAACGCCTTATCAAATAAATCACCTTCTTCTGATTTACAATCTTTCATAATTTCTTTATCTTTATCTGTCATTGCGGACGCAGTATCAAAACCCCAAACACCGTCAGGGTTGACTCCAACTTCTGTTTGGTATTTACTTATTGCTTGTGCCGATTTAGAACCGTCCTCTAATGTACCTATTAACCCATCAACAACTAACTTATTACCTTCATCGTCTTTTATACCTTTTTTATTGAGGAAACACTGAATAGCTCTGTTAATATTAGCATTAGGTGTTTGTTCGCTTAGATATTGTCTTTTAGTTGCGCTCTCATGTAGATTTAAAATTCTATCTCTCTCTGAGTCGTCTATTCTAAATTGTCTCATGTTAATATATTTTTAATATAAATACTTTATAAACCTATTTTAAATATTGAGTCATATGTTTCGGGTCCAACGGTACCATCAACTTTAAGATTGTTGTCTTTTTGATATTTTTTTACCGCATTTTTTGTATCTGGACCAAATTTACCATCAATACCATGTATACCTAAATCATAACCTAAATCATCTAATACACCTTGCACAAACTCAACGTCTTTACCTCTAGAACCTATACCAATAACTCTAAAGTCTATGTCTTTTATTTCGGGTTGATTAATGTCAATATTTTTTAAAGTTACTATTGGAATTGTATAATTTATAGGTGTCATAACCCTTTTATCCATTACCTCAATTCCTTTTTCATACGATATATGAAAGTGACCTCCTGTCCAATTTTTTGATTTGTTAATATATTCATTTATATATTTAAAACCAGGATTTTTAACTTTAAAATCTTTTAATATATCATCAATAATTGAGTTATATTTCGTAGGTTTGACTGTAAAATCTAATGCCATTCCCTTTGGATGGAGACTACCTGAATTATTACTGTGATACCTATCATTACCCGCAGTTACTTTAATTTTAACTTCTGGTATGTTTCTCCTAATAATACTAAATAACTCAATCACCTTATTAGATAACTCATCAGTTATTTCACCATTGCTAGATATTTCATTACCTTTTTCTTGATATCCTAGACCATCCAACGCATCTCTTAAATCCTCTGCAGATTCTTTTAAGTACTGTCTTTTAGTTGCAGATTCATGAAGATTTAAAATTCTTTTTCTCTCTGAATCTTCTATTATAAATTCTTTCATATTAAAATGGTTTTATTATAAATATTTTAGATATAAAAAAACCCCTTAATAAAAGGAGTTTTTTATCATGGTAAAAAATTTACTTTGTCTTATCTCATCAGGTTTTTCAAAAATATCCATTATCTCGTATTTACCAACTCTTTTTGGTATCATCAAAAGATTGTATTCAATAAACCTATCATCATAATCTCGGTCTATAATTCCATTAATAATTTCACGAGTTTGTGATAATGAAAATCTTTTATAATTTTTATCAAAACCTGTATTTACCAACCATACTCTAACGGTTGGAGACTTTGTTAACTTTTCTCTAAATAAGTCACTATAATCTGATACTTTTCTTGGTAGAAATGGATTACCAAAACATGGCGAAAATACTGTGGTAGGTTCTGTGACACCCACTTCGGTACCCGCAACTTTTGATGTATAACCTAATTCAAAGTATTTGACCGCTAGTTTTGTATTTAATAAAGATATTGGAGGTAATACACCAAAAGCATCAAAAGATAAAAAGAAAATGTTCTCAACATTAGTACCACGACCTGTCATAATAACTTTATAATCATTAGAAATTTGGTCTAATGGATATGATACTCTAATATTTTCAGTGATAGAACTATCTGTAAAGTCGGGATTGCCTTCTTCATCTACAACAATATTTTCCAACAAAGATGTATTTTGTTTTGTATTTTTACTGTGTATTGCTTGCCATATGATAGGTTCTTTTTCCTCTTCCAAATTAATTAACTTTGCATAACATCCTCCTTCAAAATTAAATACTTCATTCCCATCCCACCCATGCTCATCATCACCTATAAAATATTTTAAAGGGTCTGAAGATAAGGTAGTCTTTCCTGTGCCTGATAAACCAAAAAATAAATTAACACCTTTACCACCTTTTGTATTTGCATTTGCGGAACAATGCATTGGTAATACGTTTCTATCAACCAATATTGTATTCATAACTGTAAAAATACTTTTCTTTATTTCACCAGTATAACTTGTCCCTGCGATAAGGATTTTCTTATCATCAAAGTCTATGATAACAAAATTATCATTTTTAACATCCTTTGGTTTATTTTTACTTATAAAATTTGGTGCATGTAATACTTCCCATTCAGTGAATGAGTTTGAGAAAACCGTAACAAAAGATTTTGGGTCAATCAACATATTATTAAAGAATATAACCGCCCAAGGTTCTGTTGTTGTTATATTAAACGTTACCAAATGTTTATACGTATACCCCGAAACTCTGCGACTTCTCAATGTTTCATGATTATCAAAATATTCTTTCATTTCATCTCTTAATGAGATATAACTTTCTTTGTTCAATTTTTGATTTATGTCTCTATTAAAATCTATTTTTTTATTGACATAATCACCATCTGAAAAATATCTATCTTTAGGTGAACGACCAGTAAATTTACCAGTATTAAAATATAATAAACCATCTTTAGTGGTTTTAATACCCTCATTTTTCGCAAGATTCATTAATTGCTCAGTAGTTTCGTAATAAACCATAATTATATTATTTTGTAATCTCATCAACACTTATTTTAAGTTGTTGTTGTTCCAACTGATAATCCTTGATTCTTTGTCTCGCAACCTCGCAATAGTTTTCAGAAATATCCAAACCAATCCATTTTCTACCTAACATCTCCGCAGCCAAACATGTTGTGCCCGAACCATTAAACGGGTCTAAAACTACGTCTTCTTTATATGACAATATCTTAATTGCACGATAAGGAATATCCAAAGAGAATGTCGCTTTAGTCATCTGTCTGGTATCTGCAAAGTAATTCCATTGTCCAAATACCAAAGACATAAAGTCTTTCTTATCTTTCTCATCATAAACTAATTTACGTCTCTCTCCACCATTTTTTTTATCTTCAACCATCTGGTATTCACCTTCCCATTGTGGTGTCCCTTTGATTTGTTTTTTATGTAGAGTCTTGTAAGCCAAAATCACACACTCTTTTGGGTTATATATATATGGTGATGATGGACTCATCCAACTACCCCAAGCAGTTGTCTTACTTCTATGTGGTGAACTTTCCTCCAAATCAACAATACCAAAGAATCCGAATCCTATTTCTTTCATTATCATCCACATTTCAGCAGAGAAAAAAATTCTACCCCCTTTATCTTGTCTATTAATCTCATAAGGAATATTAAGAGCGATTCTACCATCATCTTTCAATACGCGATACGCCTCACTCAACCAATTTTTTGCAAATACTTTATATTCATCAAAATACTTGTCATCATCCCAACTGTCATAATCAATACCAACACCGTAGGGTGGTGATGTAACAATTAAATCAATAACCGCTGTCTCCATCTCCTCCATTTTCTTGGTAGAGTCTCCTGTATAAATCGTGTTTGTTTTCATCTTCATTTACGTTTTCTATTGTTTCTATTCTTCTATTTAAATACCATAATGCCTTTTTAAGGTCTTGTAAAGGTGGATTGTCATCTTTTTTTCCACTACGTCCAATATACTTTAATACATTGAACAAATATGCGTCTCGGTCAATTCCCCACGCTTCCGCAACTTTAACCACTTCGTATGGATTTTGCTCACCACCATAATGTTCAGGATGATTAACTTGTTCTTTCATTATCTAATTTTTTTATTATTTCTTTTTTCGGGATGTTATCATAATACATATTGTAAAACTCCATGGACCAATCGTCTTCAAAAATTAATGCGTCAGAAGAAAATAATGTGTCCAAATGCTCTTCTTCGGTCAATAAAATTATGTCTTTAGTTATAAATCTTTTGTGGAAACCCATTTATAATCTGAATTTAATCTAACTGAAATTATGTATTTTTCATTCCATTCATCGGGAGCAATAAGAGATAGAAATTTTTTATTATCTTTGTTTTCGTATAAATGATAAGTTTCCCCTATTATTGGTTCAAATGAATATTTTGAATTATAGATGAGGTTATTTAATTCTACCTCTTCTACTAAATTATAATACTTTTGTACCAACTCTTCAAGTTCTGAGTTAAATATTTTTTCTATCTTACTTACCCCTTTGTTCTTAAAACCATCTACATTGTCTATTTTTATCACAGGTGCAGATATGTTTGAACCATATGGTAACAAAAATGCGTTGAATGTTTCGGTTTCCTCGTCCCAAACAATGTGGTCAGGGTATCTACTTTTTTTCTTCACTTTGTTTGGTCTCCTTTAACTCGTCTAACTTTATTGTTTGCGATATATAACTAATAAGTTTTCTTTTTAAAAC